CTGGAGCAGTATGACAAAGTAGTCGAGCAGATCCGCGAAGTGTCTGAGAGGCTGGCAGAGAAGCGTGCAACACGGAATCAGATCGAGTTGAATATACGCGGATTCGAGGGGATTAAGTATCAGGTAGCCTATCTGCGAGATATAGAAAATATGCCGCTTAAAGAGATAGCGAAAAAGCTGGGGTACTCATACGATCATATCAAGCGAATCAGCAGCCAGATCAAAAAGGTAAAGGTGAATTGAAGATGCCACTTTTATGCCACCCACAGGCTTTTTAATCCGTGATACTATGATAGTGTGCAAGATGTGTGAGAGCTCAAGTATAGAGTCGTCCGAGAGATCGGGCGGCTTTTTCTTTACTTCGTCCACCGCGTCGCAAGGTGTGAATCGACCTCCTCCTGCCGAGCCGGATAGGTGCGGCGCGGTGTCCGGGGTATATATCCAGGGAGCCTGTCAAAAATGGTGCATAGGGGTTGATTAAGATGACTAAACGCGCAATATCTGTTGTTTCAACGAAAGAACTTTCAGATGAACTGTCTGCACGTGAAGGTGTTTCAAGGATTGAGTTGTTGCCGTACGAAGAAATGAGGATCATTACTGGTCGAGAGGAACGGACAATCCAAGGGCCAGCAATCATCCTCATCAATCAAGATTAAAGCTTGCTATATCTGTAATTGTGCTTAATATGTGCCGCATGATAGCTACCGTGTGAAGGGGCGGTTAGGAGTCCCCGAAACACGGACGGTGGAACGTCGAAATAGGCGTATACTCCAGAGCTGTGGAATTCGATGTATAACGTGTGAGTTGAATCATCGTAGGCGACCGCCGAAAGGTTCGACGAGCTGACCGGAATCCAGTTCACATAATTCACCTCCTTACGAGTGAATTCGATACGTTGGAACGTTTATCCTTTTGCGCCTTGATAGGTGCTTTTTCATTTGCGAAAGGAGCTGATCGCATGGCAGGAGCCAGAAGCAAATATCATACGCATGTTGAGCCCAAGCTCCTGCTTGTGGAGGCTTGGGCAAGAGATGGCTACATTGACGCTGATATTGCCAAAAAGCTTGGTGTAGCCTATTCGACATTTCGCGAGTACGTGAAGCAGCATCCGGCACTTGCGGCAGCCCTAAAAAGGGGCAAGGAGGTTGCCGATGTTGAGGTTGAGAACGCGCTGTTCAAACGCGCGATCGGATACACCTACGAAGAGGTGACGCGTGAAGCTGCGGTTGATCCAGATACCGGCGATCAGGTTCTGACCGTCACGAAAGTAGTGACGAAAGAGGTGCAGCCGGATGTGACGGCACAGATCTTCTGGCTCAAAAACCGTCGTCCGGATAAGTGGCGTGATAAGTGGGACATCAACCACTCTGGCAGCATGGAGGTTAATAATCCGCTGCAGGGTTTGACAACCGAAGAGCTGAGGAAGCTGATTCAGGATGACGGTTGACATGGACACCATCAGACTCTATGCACGCATCGAACTCGCAAGGCGCGAGTTTTTTTATTTCTGCCAAGCGATGGCACCGGACTTCTACAGGGACGACCGGAAGTACCTGGTTGATCTATGCAACGAAATGCAGGACTTCTATGAGTCCGACGATGATGTGATGATCATCAACCTGCCGCCGCGACATGGTAAGTCCAGGACGGCGACTCTGTTTGCTCAGTGGGTATTCGGCCAGAACATCCACGAGAAAGTCATGACGGGATCCTACAACGAGACGTTGTCCAACACGTTTTCAAAGGCCGTGCGAAACGGAATCAGCACCGCCAAAGCTGACCCTAATGTCATTGTGTATGGTGACGTGTTTCCGCAGGTGCGCATTAAAAAGGGCGACGGAGCCATGAACCTATGGAGTCTGGAAGGTGCGCACAATAGTTATCTAGCGACGTCGCCCACGGGCACGGCTACCGGCTTCGGCGCGACGCTGCTGATCATCGACGACCTAATCAAGAACGCCGAGGAGGCGCATAACGAGACAACGCTGGAAAAGCATTGGGAGTGGTTTACGAACACCATGCTATCCCGCCTGGAGGAAGGCGGCAAGATCATCATTATCATGACGCGCTGGGCAACAGGGGATTTAGCCGGTCGAGCGCTCGAACACTTTGCCGAAGAGAAAAAGCGAGTCCGCCATCTGACCATGAAGGCGCTACAGGATGACGGCACGATGCTTTGCGAGGATATCCTATCCCGCGAATCGTACGACATGCGCGTCAGGGCCATGGGCGAGGATATCGCCAGCGCGAACTACCAGCAAATCCCGATCGACATCAAGGGTAAGCTGTACAGCTCGTTTAAGACATACGAGCGGATCCCGACAGACGCAAATGGTCATCCACTGTTTACTGGTATTTACTCATACTGCGACAGCGCCGACCAGGGCGACGATTACCTGTGCAACATCATCTGGGGCGCGTACAACAAAGAGGCGTACGTCCTAGATGTCATATACACCAAGGCGCCGATGGAGGAAACGGAGCCAGCTGTTGCCAAAGCATTGTACAAGCACGCGGTTAATCGCGCGAGGTTTGAGTCCAACAGCGGTGGCCGAGCATTTGCCCGCAACGTGCGGAGGATACTGGAGGTTGAGATGCAGAGCAACCGCACAGACATCAGTTGGTTCCACCAGAGTAAGAACAAAATCGCCCGGATTCTCGCAAATTCGACATGGGTCATGAACCATATCTATTTCCCGGTCAACTGGCGCGATCGGTGGCCGGAATATTACAAGGCAATGACAACCTATCAGCGAGAGGGTAAAAACGCACATGATGACGCGCCGGACGCGACAACGGGTGTTGCTGAAACAATGTACCTGATCCATGGCGGGTAAGGGAGGTGAGACAGTGAGTTTTTGGAGTTCTTTAGGGGATGGGGTGAGAAACGCGGTCATGAGACTATTACGGATTAATCCAGCACCAGCTCAGCAGTCAATTATTATTCAGGAGCCTCTGAGCTATGAGTCCAACGTGCTGCGGAACCGGCTTTGGTATCGCGGTGATCCGTCGGAGCTGGACCAGTTTTATAAGCAGCTCTCCAGCGCAACCAACGACAGCGTGGCTGCGTCGCGCTTCTGGGCGGCCGTTCCGTCTGCCGACCTCCAGATCCGGAAGATTCACAGCGGTCTCCCGGCGATGATAGTCGACCGCATCACGGATATTGTGACGGTGGACTTCGACGGCATCGAGTTGGAGACCGAGATGCTGTTGAAGCGATGGGATGAAATCAGCGAGGACAACAAGTTCCCCGAACTGCTGGGCGAGAGCATCGCGGAGACGCTTGTGGCCGGGGATGGGGCGTTCAAACTGGTCGTCGATCCGGATGTATCCGAGTATCCGATCATTGAGTTCTATGGCGGCGAGCGGGTGGAATATAGGACGGTACGCGACCGGTTGCAGGAGATCGTCTTCCTGTCGGAATATACGCACCGCGACAAGACGTACCGGCTGGAGGAAACATACGGCCGCGGCTACATCCGGACGCGCCTGTTCGATGATCAAGGCCGAGAGGTGCCGCTCGGGACGGTACCGGAAACGGCGAAGCTGGTGCCCGAGGTGATATATGCCGGCGACTTCCTGATGGCCGTGCCGATGCGGTTTTTTAAGAGTCCGAAGTGGCCCGGCCGGGGGAAGTCCATTTTCGAGGCGAAGGCTGACAGTTTCGACGCGCTGGACGAGGTCATCAGCCAGTGGATCGACGCCATTCGCGCGGGGCGCGTGCAAAAGTACATCCCGGAGGATCTGATCCCGCGCGACCCGCGCACCGGTGCGACCCTGCGCCCGAACCCGTTCGACAACCAGTTCATCAAGGTCGGCGCCGTGATGGCCGAGGATGCGAAGGGGCAGATCACTACAGTTCAACCGCAAATACTGTACGAAGCGTTTGTCGAGTCGTATGCAAACGCTCTGGACATGTGCCTGCAGGGGATCATCAGCCCGGCGACGCTCGGCATTGATCTGAAAAAGACCGACAACGCCGAGGCGCAGCGCGAGAAGGAAAAGACGACGCTCTACACGCGCGGCAAGATCATCGATGCGCTGAACGAGGTGATCCCGCGGCTCGTTGACGTGACGCTGAAAGTCCAGGACACCATGCAGCGCCGCGCCCCGGGCGAATACGAGGTGTCGATCAAATTCGGCGAGTACGCTTCCCCTGACTTTGACACGGTGGTGGAGACGGTCGGCAAAGCCCGCAGTTTCGGCATCATGTCTATCGAAAGGGCTGTCGAAGAGTTATATGGAGATTCCTGGACTGACGAGGAAAAGGCTGAGGAAATCGTCCGCTTGAAAGCCGAGCAGGGCTACACCGAACTGGATGAGCCCGCTGTCAACAAGGATGCGGATCAGGGCGATCCTCAACAGGATGATGGTCTGCCAGAGGGTGACGGCTGATGGCTGAGGATCAGAAGAAAAAGCGAGATCCGTATGACATCGTTGCGATCTTCGAGGCAATGGCTCTGGATTTGATAGCGTCGCTCAAGCGGAACTTTAAGCGTCATAAGCAAGAAGAAATAAAAGAGGGATTCCGCTGGGATCGTTGGCAGCTGGTCAAGCTGCGAAGCCTGGCCAGTTACCGGAAGGCAAACAGCCGTATTGTCAGACGCGCGTTTCGTGAAGCGGAGAAGCTGACGGAGGATGTACTCCGGGAAAGCTTTGCCGAGGGAGAGCGCACCGTTGAGAATGAGATGAAACGGCTGTTTGGAACGGAGCGACGAGCTGCATATGAGGTGACAAGTGAGATCCGGTTTCCGATAGACGAAAAGCCCAGACTCATGATCCCTGATTACGAGCCGGGCAAAGTACCGTACGAACAGTTGCCGCGCGCCGCTCCGGAAAGTCAGTTTTTCGGCATGAACGAAAAGAAGCTTGAAGCTTTACAAGAGTCCGTGAAAAACGATCTCATACAAGCTGAGCAAGGCGTGCTGCGGAAGATGGATGATGTCTATCGCCAGGTCATCTATAAGGCGGAGGTCAATATGGCAGCCGGAGCTAAGGCACTGGATCAGGCGGTTGATATGGCAACGCGTGATTTTTTGGCACGCGGCATTGACTCTATTACTTACAGCGACGGTCGAAAGGTTAACATCGCATCCTGGGCTGAAATGGCGCTGCGGACTGCAAGCCAGCGAGCAACATTTTTAGG